GCGTCTTCTAATAATTCTTTTTGCTTGTATACTTTAAAGATAGTTTCAAGTAAACTGTTACCAAACGGATAGTTATTATCTAAACCTTCTGACAAACTTAAATGCACAACATGTTCTGCACTAACAGTAAGTTCTCCGTCGGCTGTTGAAAAGCGTGAGCCAGCCATTGCTGATTGCGGTTGGCCTACCATGCCTCGGGCGCCACCTACACGTTGAGCTTGAGTTACTGTGCTTCCGCCGCCACCAGCTGTATCCATTGGAGTTGTAGCTATGCCATCTTTAAAATTAAAGTTTACATTCTTAATAACATACTGTTCAGGAATCTTTCCTTCTGATTCATTAACAATAATTCGTGATACATTTGCAGCATCGACATGAAACCATTTTTTAGTTTCTGGATCTCTTAGGAAAAACTGATCTCCCATTTTAAATACATTACGCAGTATTCTAAATATCTTTGTTTCAAACTTTTGTAGTTTGTTCCACTGCTGTAAGTACTGGCCGATAATAGTAATTTCACTATTAGTAGCTTTACTACGATAATCAACAATAAACGGAGTGCTGTTTCCTTGATTCTTTTGTGTACAAAATTCAGCAAGAATATCAAGTGCAGCATTAACTTCACTGTCTTGGTCCATTGTATTATATTGGCCGTAGCGTTCAACACGATTTGGCGAACCTACATACACATCTGGTAAGTATGAGCTATAGTTGGAACGAGCAGGTCCGGCCATGTTTCCACTGCCTTTGCTCGTAAACGGACTATAACTACCGCTTTGATTATCACCTGTTGCTACTGGTGTAAAATGTTTCTTCCAACTCATTTAATGCTCCTAATTACTGTGGCAGATTACTCACGCCGCCTATAGCAATATTGCTTCCTGATATTCTATTAGTATTCTTTACAACTGCACCGTCTAAAATTTCCATTCGAGATAAAGTTGTTGCTATAATTTGCATAGTAGTATTTAACTGTTGCATAGTCGCTGCACTACCAGACGTGGACGAGCCGATGCTTCCTAGCAAATCAGCTGCTGCTTTTCCAGTGCCGCCGCCAAATAATCCAGAATTGTCTTCAGCTAACACTTCGTTTACTTTTCCAAGTACTTCTACTAATTCTTCCATAGCACTAGTATAACTTATAACTGCTGTCGCGTCAAGTGAATTTACAGTATCAAACTGTGTTTTTAAGTTTGGTATTTCAGCAAATGTCTTTAATCCAGTTGCAAAGCTTGAAAAGTCTAAATCTGCAATATTTGATAGCTTATTAGTATTTAATCTAGCAACACCTGAAGTAAAGTCTTTAAAATCTATAGCAGAAACTCTTTCCATTAGTGCTACTTGTGCTTCTGTTAGCTGTGTTGCAATAGATGCTCCAGCAGGTGGGGCCGATGTCGCTGTGACGTTGGTAGCAGTTAGTGCTTTGTTTGCTGCTCCTGCTGCTGTTGATCCTGCCCACCAGCCTGCTGCTCCGCCTATTACTCCGCCAAGTGCGCCGCCGATTGCAGTTCCTAATAAAGGAACAACTGATCCTAGTAATGCGCCTGCTGCTGCTCCTCCATAAGCTCCAGCTACTGCACCACCCATGCCGCCGCCTGTTTCTACAACTGCTTGCTGTTTTTCACTACCAGAAAGATTGTCGTCCATCAAAGTGCTGCCAATATCATATGCGCCTAGTGCTAGACCAATACCAGGAGCTCTGCGCAATAAGCCCCTTCCAAGTTTGCCGGCTGTTCCTCCTGCGCCATTAGCTTGGCTGGTATATCTGCCAGTTCTTGGGTCTCTATTTGTTCCAGCACTTGGTGTAGCTTTGCCAAACATTCCTCCGATTCCATTTTTCATAGCCGAAGCTATTGCGGCTCCGCCGAACATAGAACCAATGCCTGCGACAAGTGCAGCACCAAGTGCTGGTAACGCAAACAATCCAGCGATTGCAACAACTACGCCTGCTACTACTAGTGGATTATCTGTAAAGAGAGATTTAAGTCCATTAATTATTGTAGTGCCTGCACTTTTAAATATCGGTGCAAACGTAGATTCCATTAATCCGCCTTCACGTTGTCCAGTCTGTGGACCACTTGTAATCACTTGACCTAACATTAAGTCTTTCATGCCGTCCATAATAGCCTTTGCGCCAGTCTGGAATGCAGTCTTAGTTAATGCTAATGGATCGGACCCGGCTTGCTCCAAGGAGTTTATTAAAGTACCCATTGCTGCGCCAAAGCTTTCAATTTGTGTTTTAGCTGTCGACATAGCTGTTTTAAATAAAGCAGTATCTGGTATTTTTGAAATTTGAGCAGTAATAGCAGCAACTGCATCACCTGAAGCTAGTATTAGTGGCGATTTAACGTTTGTTTCCAGTTCTGCTTGAATCTCGCCAACAGTTATTTTGAGGACATTTAATGAATCAACAACTGACGTTTGCGCTAATGTTTCTGCTGTAGCTTGAGTATAGTTTGCTAAGGCGGCTGCTCTGTTAAACTCTCCTGCTTCAGTAGTGTAGCCTGCAATGTTAGTAGCTTGGTCGGTTAACAGACTTTGCATATCAAGTCCAGCAATGCCATCCATGCCTGCGCCCATTGCTGCTACTTGAGTGCCTAAATTTACCGCCATGTCATGATTGGTCTGCATAAGACCGACGCCAAGCGATGCTTGTTTTGCTTCGTTTGCTTTAGTGGTAAGACTTTGGTTGTACACATCATCGATGCTTGCTTTAATTAAATTATAACCTTCTGTATTAAGTGCAACATAATTTTGTGCAGCTTGTGTCAAAGGTGGCATGCCTAAAAATTCTGCCTGGAACGCTTGTACTGCTGCTGTTCCGCCATTAGCTTGAATAGTTGCAAGATTCACCATCAGCTTTTTCTTTTCGTCTTCTTCCATTGTGGCCATTTTCATCTGGAAAGCTAATGATTGTGATGCTGCTGCATTTTTTTCTTGTAGACTTTTAACATCTTCACCAGTAAGTTTAGCAAGTGTTAATAAATGTTTAGTATAACTTGCTGCTGCATTTGATTGCTCTTTTAACCCTTTGTCGTCCATCCTGCGCTGTCTAGAACCTGCTCTAGTAAGATGGTTATATTCAATCAATGCTTCGTTAACTTCTAATTGAGTTAGTCCTGCATTCATAAGTTCTAGACGCTGGGCACCCATTTGTTTATGCATTTTAGATAACTGCATAGCACCTTGTGTTGCAGTTCCGCCGAAAGCTGCTAACTTACTAGAATTTTGCGATACCATCTCAGCAAACACGCCTAGTTGTAAGTGAGTTCCTGCCGCTGCTATTCTCATATCAGTAATACTATTATTAAATGCTGCACCAGTTGATGCTAACCCTTTAAATGTATCAAAACTATCGTCGAGTACGCCAACTAAATCACCCAGATGCTCGCCAACTATTGGCATATGTTGAGCAAAGTCTCTTAATTGATTTTGCCCGTTTAATAGTGTTTTTGTTAATCCAACAGCACTTCCTGCTAATGCTCCAAACGCACTAGCTAGTGTTCCTGCCAAACTTCGGCCAAACTTATTAACTGCGGAAGTCGAATTGTCAATTGCTTTAGTATTTTTCTTTATCGAGTCTCTATTTTTACTGCTTATCTTTACAGTGTCCTCGGTAGCTTGACTTAATGCTTTAAGCTTCTTGTTTACGTCTTTAGGATCAATGCCAGCCTTCTTAGCCATTGCAGTTGTGACAGCCAACAAGGATGTAAGCGTAACTTCACTAGCTACACCTTCGCCGCCTATATTACCAACTTCTACTTGTTCAGCCACATTAAAATCCTTGAGTTATATGCGCACATAAATATATGAGATACATACTAGTACACATTGTATTTATACGGAGTAACAAATGACTGAATTCAATCCTGCAGAGTTTAATAGTAACATCGAGCAAAACCCTTTAAGAAAATATTTTAGACAAGCAAAAGTGTTTGTAACATTGCCATCACGTGGGCGATACTACGCCGATGGTATATTAAATATGCCAGAAACAAATGAACTGCCAGTGTTTGCAATGACTGCAAAAGACGAACTGTTAATTAAAACACCAGATGCACTACTAAACGGGCAAGCAACAGTAGATATTATTAAAAGTTGTATACCAGCTATTACTAACCCGTGGCATATGCCTAGTGTAGACTTAGATGCGTTACTGGTTGCTGTTAGGATTGCAACCTATGGCGAAACTTTAGAAATAACAACTAAAGTTCCAGGTACAGGCGAAGAAAGAAAGTTCGATGTAGACCTAAGGCAAGTATTAAATAAACTAGTAACTCCAGAATTTGATGACAATCTAGTAGTTGGTGATATTGTATTAAAAATGAAACCACTATCTTATAAAGAATTTACAGATACTAATTTAAAAACTTTTGAAGAGCAGCGCATATTTACAATGGTAAATGACGATGACTTAGACGATACTACTAAGTTAGAAAGATTTAACGTTAGTTTCAAAAAGTTAACCAACTTAACAATATCTATGTTATGTAATAGTATAGGATCAATAACTGTAGGCGACAATGTCGTAACTAACAGAGTACATATTGAGGAATTTATTGATAATGTAGATAAGGAATTCTTTAATGCGATTACTGCACACTTAGATGCGCAGCGTATAAAGTTTGCTATTGAGCCTATGAAAGTCAGATCGTCAGAAGAAGATATCGAAGCAGGCGCAGAAGCGGAATACGAAATTCCAATTACGTTTGATCAATCAAATTTTTTCGTGTAAGGATCCTAGCCTGGTCCGTGGCTGAGATCCTAGAAGAAGTTAAGAATATGGAGGGCGAGCAGAAACAACTCAAGTCCGAAATAATGAAGATGTGTTGGTATATGCGCGGAGGGTTAACTCTTGAAGAAGGCTTTAGTTTATCTTATGAAGACAGAATGTTGATTAATGATATTATTAAAGAAAACTTAGAAACAACTAAGAAAACTCAACTTCCATTCTTTTAAGCGCCAGTTTTTCCAAAGCTACTTAGTCTTTGGTTCTTATCAAAGTTTTTATCAACAGTAGTACTAGCCGGCTTTTTAACTTTAGTTTTAGAAGTAATATCTTTTTGTAAAGCAGTTAGCAATCGTTTCTTTTCTTTCATATTAAGTTTCGAAAATGCAGCCTTAGTTGTAGCATACACAGACTTAACTACTTTGGGATCAGACACTGGTGCGTTACTTGGATCTTGAGCAGCTATACTTTTACCCATAATCTTATCTTTAACTAAAGTATTAAACACTAATCCAATTCTGTTCTTATCCATTGGAGCTGTAGTGTCAATCTTAGAAGTATCAACCTTCTTAGACTTCAAAAATGAAATAACATCATCAGTAGTAGCAGTATTAAACTTTTTACCTTGCGTACCAAGACGTGAAGCAAATTCAACAGACAAATCCTTAACAGATTGTTTTACATCAGCAGCTCCTGCTTTCTCAGCACGATTAATAGCTCTACCTTGTTTAGTGGCAAAATTAGGCATTTCTAACTCATCAAGCTTTTGCGATTCAGTAAGTAAGTCATTTATTTTCATCTGATGTATCCATTAATGTTATATGAAAGTATTTATTACTTTTATATCAGTTAGTGTATTAACTTCGTTAATACAAGTTATCGCTAACGCTCTAACTAACTATACTTCGTTTTGTATAAGCAATTAAGTGTGATAATATTATTATATTGCATTAATACGAATGTATTAATGTTTTAATTTCATGTAGATTGTTTAGTCAGACGGAACTATTTCTAGTCCCGTCGTCTTTCTGGATAACTTCATGTGAGTCCGCCACAGCCAAGACTTGGAAAGAGGTAATTTTTTATACACAAGTTCAATGGGCTCTGACCTTTCCCATCCTCCGTCGACATTATGTTGCTTATAATATACAATGTACATTATATGTAACAATATTCCCTCGCTTCGTTCCTAGTGCTAAAGGGTTTTTATGAACTATATTGTGTTTTCCGACTGCCAACATGCAATCTATATCAACCTGTGAGCCCAATTTGTTTGGTGGCTTCCTACCTCTGGGTAGTCGATCAATATGTACGTGTGCTCCTATACGGTAGCTTTTTCCACAGCGGCATTAAATAGTCTGGCCCGCTAACCTTATGTGTTGGAATGATTTGCCTGTGGATGCCTGTTGCTCGAGGAGCGCCTACGCTAACTTTGCCTATGTTATTATTATAGTATGTTCTAGTGTAGCTGTCAACCGATAGTTGCCTAAAGTGGAGTATTTTTGAAGTGCTCTGTAAGAATTTTTGAACCGCCTACTCTAACATTAATAATACCATTATAGTATTCTTCTGTTTCAAGTACTCTGCGATCAAATTGTTCTTTCGCTTCTATGTAACTTAGTACGCCTCTACTAGGACAATAATGTAATATTTCTCTAGTAAATTTGTCTGTGCCTAGTGTAGCGACATCTGCATTTAAGTTATCTGATGAACCCCAATAGGTTCTCCAATCACTTTCTTTAGTGCCGCGCCTTTTATTTTTTCTGCCTTTGAGTGGTGGCTTAGTAGTTTTAAATCTAGCTAACTTCTTGCCTATGTACTTACGATTGTTTGTAAGATTTGTAATTAGATATACAAAGCCTTCACAGTCTACTGGTAATTCGTCTACTGTTAATCCTTCGTAAGTCCATTGCATCCAAGTACTTACCAGAACAATTGGATTTATGCCTATGTTCTGGTTGATCTTGTCGTATTATGATGAACATGTATTTCATCGGATCTTTCTTTTGCTAACGCACGAATATCTCGCAAGCACTTTCGTACTGCACGATGCGTTCGTACACTATTTTGCCTTTCAAATATTTCATTTGCTTTAAAGTAAGCAAGGTAAGCTTGAACAAGTGAATCATGTGGATCGTCCATTAGTCGGATACCTCTAAATCGTTTGCATATGATGTAAAGCCGTTTTCTTTTACAACTCGTAGCACATGATTAACTCTGCCAATAAGTTCGTCTTTGTGTGAGATAAGATATATATTCTTTTCACGTTCACGTGCCATCTTTTTAAGAATACTTAATGAGTTTTCAACACCAGCAGTGTCCATGCCGCTATCAATAAGCTCGTCAATGAACAATAAGTTAATGTTTTGATATAAACTTTCCCAAACATCACGGAATGCAAAGCTTAATCCTAAGATAAGTCTATTACGTTCGCCTCTTGACAAGTTATCAAAGTCTAGGTCTTGTCCTAGCTGTGTAATTTCAACAGTTAAGTCATTTAAGAATACTACTTGGTGTGGTAATCCAATCTTATCAAGATAGTATGACAGTCTGTTGTTAAGGTATGCTAAGTTCTGATCAATAATCTTCTTACGAATGAAACTATCTTTGTTTGTTAGTAACTTTAACAAAAACTCTTGATGTTCTTTGAAGCTAGTAAGGTCGTTAACGATTAACCAGTCAATTTTCTGAATAGCAGTGTCGTTTAAATCGGTAATTTGCGCCGTATACGGGTCCTCTTCAACCTGCTTGGCTGCTAGTGTCTGCTTTAGATTATCTACGTTACTACGATGCTCGTATGCTTCCTTAGCACTATCATAAAACGTAGTAGGCTTACCGTTAATGTCGCCAATTTCGTCAAGTGACGACATTACATCTGTCAATTTAACACTAACTTCGGATTGATAACTTATTGCGTCAGCAAGTTCTTTATTTTTACGCTCTGCAATCTCTGCTTTCTTGTCTGCATGTAGTTCCTGTCCACAAGTGTAACAAGTAGCGTCTTCTAGGTCCGCAATGTCTTTTTCAGCCTTTACAACACTCTTATCTGCACGTTGAAGTGCTGGCTCTAACGTACTTAATTCTTTTCTAAGAGCTAAAATAGCATTATTGTGCTGTGTCCAGTTAGCTAACTTTTCGTGTGACTCGAGTTCTGATTCAATGTCTAAATGTTCTAATTGATCAATGCCTTTTGACAAACTATCTTGATCTGCTTTGTGTTTAGACACCCATGCACGTTGTCTTCCAACTAATTGTCCAATACTTGCTTCGATCTTTTCGTTAGCAGTTTGGATAGCATTAATTTTTAATGTCTCTTCAGTAATAGAGTCTTTAGTATTACGTGTTTGCTCTTTAAGTAAATCAGCCTTCTCGGATAAGATAGTAATACCTAACAACTGCTCGATAATCTGTCTTTGATCATTAACACGCATACTTAAAAACGGTTCGGTATAAGTGTTTAGCGCAACAATGTGCTTAAACATGTCATGACTCATACCCAACAGTGTGTTAACATCGTCTTGTGTCTGTCTACTGTCACCTTGTGACTCGTCTACTAATGATTCTTGGTTGTTAATGTAGAATTTAAAGAAATTAGGTGAGCGCCCACGTTCGATACGGTAGCTATTGTTATCTTTTTCAAACTGTAACGTTACTAACATGCCTTTGCTGTTAGTTTTGTTAATTAAGTTGTTGCGTTTGATGTTTGTAAGTGCAGTACCGTACAATGCATATGACAATGCATTAATAATAGTAGTTTTACCAGTACCATTACGTGATCCACTGTCATCGCCACCTTGATCTAGGTTCTCACCTAGTACTAATGTTAGTTGTTCATGGTCGAAGTCTACTGCTTGAGTCTGATTACCCACACTCATAAAGTTTTTTACAGTTAGGTCTTTAATCTTTATCATATTATGATTCTAGTCCATTATATATTTGCAACAACAAACTTTTATCAAAGTTAGTAGTGTCTAGTTCTGCTATTTCGTTGCTAACTATCTGATCCACACTTTCAAACACACTTATATCAAGGTTTGTAGTAATCTCTTCTAAGTGTTTCTGTGCAATCAGTGTGATCTCACGACAGTTGTACTGAGTGATGAATGTTTCTTTAATAAAACTTGCTTCTTCGTAACTAATAGGTAGATCAAGCGTTACTCGCAAGTACATTTTAGGTTTAATAAATGTATCTGCGTTATCAATTAAGTTACTAAGTGTTACAGTACGATACTTAGGACAGTTGGGCCAGTTAATGTACTCTGGTTCCTTGTTATTTTCTTTATCAAGTATCATCATGCCACGATCATCGTCACCAACATCAGCATAGTTGTGTGGAAACGCATTACCGATGTAATGAATAGCACCTTGCTTCTGTCGTTTATGGAAGTGACCGCTGAATACATAGTCTTGGTGTTTAAAGTGTTCAGGCTTTAAGTCGCCGTGGTCGGGCATTCTAACTAATGCGTTCATATAGAAACTAGGAAGTTCAAAGTGACCAAACAAGTACTTTGTTTTGATACTACTCATCTTCTTCCACTCGTCTCCAACAAGCCACGGTACAAGTGCAACATCATCTTCAATGAAAATTTCGTCTACAAAGGTAATACCTGGAATATGTTTTGCAAATGCAGTGGAGTTAACGTCACGCTTGTCTTTATAATACAAGTCATGGTTACCATCGAAGAAGTAAAACTTCTCAAACGCAGCACCAAGCTTTTCCATACTTCTAATTGTTGCATCCATAGTAGTAAGATTAAGCGAATTACGATTATGATGCCAGTCACCGCAGAAGATACCAGTTTCGCAACCAGCAGCTTGTGCTTGTTCTATATACCAATCAATAAATTCTTCGCAATCTTCGTTATGTATACGACTGTTACCTTTCAGACCAAAATGAATGTCTGTAAATACCGCAGCTTTTTTAAACAAATTTAGTTCTCCATATGTACATGTACTAGTATATAGTAAAACGCAACACCTGTCAACCGTTTATTTAGGTTTGTATTCTGTAAACTGTGTAGGTGAAGCATCTTCGTTTCTCTTAACACTTGCTTCCCATTCTCCTTGATTCTGTCTAGTATAACTTGGCGACAAGTCATTCATTTCCAAAATATCATCTCGAATGTTTTGATTACGCTTTTCGATATTAATAACACGAACAAAACTATTAGTAACAGCCGCAGTATAGTATGCAAAAGGATTGTCTGACTTGGATTCGTCAAATTGCAAACCAATTTGTGCTAATTGTAGTATTGCTTGTCCTTTCATTTCGTCATTATACGTATAACCGCGAACATTGCCACGAGTTGCATACCGATCAACAAGCTTTAACCACATTAGTGCAAGTGTATTAGTTGCTTTACCATGTTGATGACTAAAATGTCCGTTATCCATGCCACCTACCCAATGACTTTTGCCAACTAGGATAATTTCGCCTTCTTCATTGTATTTGTAATGATGGAACGGTGGAAAAGGAAGCTTAACTCTAGTATCAGCAACAGTCTTTGGGTTCTTTTTACGACCTGGCTCTTCAGGAATATGTTCAAACGTCATTACTCGGAAGATTAATTCTTCTTTTGTAATTTCGGTATATAGTGTTTCGCACTCTGCTTGCTTAACCTTTTCACCAAGCTTCTTTCGTCGGTCATATTCGGCAGAAGACATTTTTTTTGCCTTATTGCGTTTTGCTTCTGTAACAGTTAGACGGTTTATTTTGTCTACACTTGCCAAAATAATGTCATACTGCCCGTATTCAGGCGCAAGGAAGCTATTAAATTGGTTTTTTGATTTATGTATTTCTTTAAGTATGTCTTTGTTATTTAAATAATTCTTAGGGCGCATATTATTCTCCATTTGTTATACTTATTATAAACTACTTACTTAATTTTGTCAACTAAATAGTAGTATAGGAGACAAAATAAATTATGGCCTTTTCAATAAAATCTTCAGCTTCGAATTTTATGAGCAGCATTGTAAGCGATGTAAAAAGCAAAGTTCAAGGTGCTGCATTGGATGCAGTAACACAAAAACTCGGAAGCCTTGGCCCGCTAGGAAAATTAGCAGCTAATTTTATTAACGAAACTGCTGGCTTTGGCAATGACGGCAGAACAGTCTCGCGAGCACTTATTTCTTCTAACATTACAAATACAGAAACCGGCGACTGGAGAGTTAGTATAAGTGTTCCTTCCCTGTTTCACGTTGGAAATGTTATTAAGCCTTTGCTAGATAACGGATCAAATCCAAACGCAACAGGAAATAGAATGATATTTCCGTTTAACCCTACAGTATTATTAAGTCACAGTGCAAACTATGCTGCTGTGCAGCCAACGCATACAAACTATGTGTATAATGCATATGAAAGTAGTCAAGTAGATGCAATTACACTTACAGGCGAGTTTTTTCAAGAAAATGAAAACGATGCAAGATATTGGATTGGATGTTTGCACTTTTTAAGAAGTGCAACAAAGATGTTTTACGGTAATAGCAAGCCATTAGGTGCTCCACCAGTTGTATGCAGATTAAATGGCTATGGTAAACATGTATTAAATGATATACCTGTAGTAATAACAAACTTTACAACTGACTTGCCAGTTGATGTTGATTATATTGAGTGTGCAATAGATGGACACACTAACTATGTTCCTACACAAAGTTCGATTACAGTAACATTACAGCCGCAATATGCAAGACGTTCGCAAGCAGGCTTTAGTTTAAATAAATTCGCCAGCGGTAACCATACTGGCGGCGATGAGGGATTTGTATAATGAGTAATGGTTTAAGTCCGTATGCAGCTACACCGATAACTTCTACTGGATATTTAGATGTATTGGTACCGCGTCCAGTACCTATAAGCGGTAAAGATATTTTGTTTACAATAACACCTGAATATACATACCGTCCTGATTTACTTGCGCACATTGTATACAGT